GGTGTCGCCCGATGTTGGTGACTTAGCCACATCGACTTCGGCGTCCCAGGTCATCAGCCCTGTGACGCCCTGTTCGTTGTAATGGCTCAGCGTGGTGACGTGCGCCAACGTGGTGGTTGCGATGGTCTGGTGATCCATCAGCGGGTCGAGCCGGCCGGCCGTGATGTCGCAGTTCTGCGCGATCTGAGCGTAGTTGGCGCCCAGCATGGTCGGCGTGAGCCGAGGCACCATGCCGCGCTGCAGGGCAATGTTGATGGCGACCATGTCAGTAGCTCAGCCACACGTAGATTGGCCAGTTCACACCGCGCGTGTCCGATGGCGTGACCGTCACTGTCCGGTAGCCTGACCAGTTGTTCGCCGATGCATCGTTGTTCGCCGTCATCGCCTGGCCGCCCAAATCGATGCCGGTAATGGATCGGTAGCCATCTGTGATCACCGAGCCGTCGCCGTCGTCAGACATGATCCGGTAGCCGAATGAGCCGACCTCCGCCCCCTGCAGATTGAAGGCGCTACGGTTGGCATCCCATCCAGTTGCTCCGGCGTTCATCACACGCAGGAAGTAGCCAGGCGGCGGCAGCTTCAGGAACGTACCCGCGCTGTTCCGCGTGGTGCTGGGTGCATTCGGGTCCAAGCAGCGGTAGTAGAAGTCGGCCGTGTTGTTCTTCGATACGCCGCACCATAGGGGCGCCAGACTCGGGAAGAGCGTCAGGTCCACGGCCTGGCCCTGCACAAGCAGGCGGCGCGTGCCCGGCGGCTTGGTTGCCAGCGGGCTGAAGTGATAGTCGCAGGCGGGCTCATACGAGGCCAAACCGCTGACAATGACGAAGTCGGCACCGTCGTAGACAACGTCCAATAGCTGGTTTGCTCCGAAGGTTACGTCTACCTTCGCCCCAACTGGGTCGTATCGCTTCAGCGCCTTTGCTCCTTTCCCCGAAACATTGAGCGTGTTGCCGGTGTCCGCCGATGCCGCATGGGTCTTGATCTGAAACCGCTGGTTGTCAGCATAGGCCGCGATCGGAGGCTCTGGGGTCAGCGTGTAAGCTGGAGATGCCCCGGCAGTCGTGAAGCAAGTAAAGGTCTGGGCGATGAGGTCGGCGACCTTGACCTTGTCTTCGGCCGCGTCGGCAATGGCATCGCGGGCCTTGGCCAGCACCTCATGGATCGCATCCGCCACGTTGGCCGAATCGAATTCATCGTCTGGCGTGAAGCCGATGGCGCTGGCAACGTGTGCGTTGGAATGCGCCTCGATGTGGTCGATCATCGCCTGAAAGTCTGCTGCCGTGGCGCGTAGCGCGACCACCGCCTGCCCTGCGGTGAAGTTCAGGGCTGTCGTGCCCTGCTGCGCCCGCACGATGTTCTGGCAGGCGTTTGAACCGACATCGCGCTTTTGCACCTTGACGATTTCATACTCGCCGGTCAGCTTCTGAATGACCGCATAGAACCAGTCGCCCGGCGTCAAAGCGGGCAGATCGTCGGCCTTCGTGGGGTCGATGGTGAACGACAGCACTACGGCGCTCATGTTGCTGGTCAAGCTGCCCAGCACGTTGTTTGCAAACTTCTGTCCCATGGTGCAGTCCGATCAGTAGGCGCCGATGTTGGGCGGGCTGGAGCGCGTAGCACCAGCGATGTTGGTGGTGACCGAGCTGTTCACGCCGGCGCCGATGAGCGCCGACGTACCAGCCAGCGCAAGGTTCTCGGAGCCCGGCGTGACCGATGTGAAGGTGATCGTGCTGTAGGGCACGCCGGTCAGGCCCGATGAGCCCGAGCTGTCGGCGCTGGCGCAGTTGACCTTCTGGTTCGCGCCGCTGGTGACCAGGTCGAAGGCTGTGGTGATCGCCTTGCCATAGCAGTTCTTGACGATGGTCTCTGTGCCGCCCGGGCCCAGGAAGGACTTCGAGGACTGGCCCACGGCCGTGATGTTCGTCAGCCGCATGGGCCCGGCGCCGTAGTTGTTGTTCACGACGCCGACCTTCGTGCCGATGATCACGCAGTTATCGGCGGTGAAGTTCGCGCCATTGCACTCGAAGCCATACTCAGACTCCGACGTGCCAATCAGGAACATGCTGTGAGCAGTGACACTGTCGGTGCCCCCTGCAATGGCCACGCACTTGGCCGACCCTGCCCCGGTGTTGGTGGACTGGATCGTGAAGCCTTCCATCTGGGTGTACGGAATGCTCAGGTACATGGCCCGGTCGTACAGCGCTGCCGTGACCAGCTTGTAGCCCGCATTCAGCACGCCGCCGTGGCCCTGCCCGGATCGTGGCTTGATCCAAATGTAGTTGTCGGCATTGACCGTGTAGGCGAGGCCTGCAGTCATGACTGCGGTCGTGTCGGTGAAGGCATCCAGCTCGATCGCCAGGATCAACTCGGCCGCCACAAGGTCTTGCACTTCCCCTGCCAGCGCAGCGTTCAGCGACGCGTAGTAGGCCGCCGCGCCACTGCCGTTGTCGGTCCCGCCGGCCGTCACACCGACGCGCCTCACGGCCGCTGTCACGGTCAGGGCCAGCACCGTCGACGTCACGCTGCCCGAGGTGTTGGACACCACCACGCGGTACTGAGCGCCGTGGTCGGTCGAGGGGACCGACGCCACCACATAGCTTGTGGCTGCCGATGCCTGCACGTCGGCCCAGGTGGCGCCGCTGTTGGTCGACTTCTGGAAGGTGAAGGTCAAGCCTGAGCCGGTGGCCGCAACCGTCAGCGTCATCGAGGACAGAGCGGACACCGAAAGCGTGGGCGGCAGGTCCAGCGTCAGCGAGGGGGCGCCAGCGGCATTGACCGCTGTGCCGGCGCTGTACGCCGAAGCGGTCGCCCGTGCGTTCGTGCCGGTCACCTTGACGCGCACCCGCTTGCCGACGTCAGTCCCGGTGAGCGTGTACGTCGTGGCCGTGGCGCCCGAGATGTTCGTCCATGTGGCGCCGTCGTCGGCAGATCGCTGCCACTGGTAGGTGAACGTTGGAGCATTGGCGCCCGAGCTGGGTGTCCATGTGCCCGGGCTCAGGGTGACCACCTCGCCTTGGTTGAACGTGCCCGAGATGGTGGGCGCGGCGGTGTTGACTGGCGCTGGAATCGGAGCTGGGAGAGGCACCGTCAGCGCAAAAGCGTCGGTGTAGTCCATGCTCATGTCGCCAAACATCCAGTTTCCCTTGCGGCTGGGTGCAATCCGGTACCGCGCCAGATAGGACGTGGCGCGCGTGAAGTAGGTGAAGTGATAGTTCGCACTCAGTGTCAAGTCGGCAATGGCTTGATCGCAGGCAGTCGTGTCCTGGCCGAGCAGCGCTTTGGCCCAGCGCACCGCTTTGAAGAAGCCGCGCATGTCGTAGCTGTGGCACATGTCGTCTTCGGCGCCACTGTCGGTGAAGCCCACACCGCTGGCGAACTTGTAATACCAGGGGATGCGCCCGGGGATGCCCTCGCCAGGCACGTACAGGCCGCCGTCCAGCATCCAATCGCCATAGCGTGACAGCCACGGCAGAAACCGCGAATCGCCGGTCACGCGATACCACTGCAGCATGGGTGAAACCAGCAGGTTCGCCATCCAGGTGGACGCCATCAACACTCCGTTGCCGCCCTCGTGCTGATACTCGGTGTGCAGCGGCGCGCCACTGGCCGCGCACATGGCAAAGGTATCGACCACGAAGTCGGTGCAGTGGTTCAGCCAGACCGGGTCTGCTGTCAAGATGTAGGTGGCCAGCAGCTCGCGGATGCAATAACCGCGGTGCCGCTCTGTCCAGAAATTCAGGTCGAGTGTGTAGACCTTGGGCTGGGTGAGCTTCTGCTTTGCCAGGGCGATGGCCTTCTCGCGGTAGCGCTGGTCCCCTGTCTCGTGCTCATACCAGAGGGCGGGCACGGCATAGCCATAGCGCACGTCCAGCTTGTCGCCGCTGTTGACTGCCAGATAGCCGATGCCGTCGCTTGGATCGACCGTCACCCGCGAGTAATACAGCTCGGTGCGACGCAGGCATTCGTCCCAGTACAACGGGTCGCCCGTGCGCTTGTAGATCAGGTAGAGCGTGGTGCAGTTGTCGTAGAGCCAGGCTTGGCGGCCAGTAGCCGTGTCGCCGCCGATGAACTGGCCGTAGTCCTCGGTATAGGTCAGTGGCGTGGCCGTGGGCCCGTTTTCGATTGGTGTGGGGTTGTGCTCGCTGAAGGCCGGGCCGTAGAAGTTGGCCACGGTGTTGAACCACGGGATCAGCGACGGGTCGGCCGGCGAGATCGGCGAGAACATGTGCACTTCGGCGATGCCCACATCCAGCGTGATGTTGGCCGAGCGCACCTCGATGCCATCGGTGGCGCTGTAAGGGATCACGATCTGACCGACAAACCCGGTGTCTGGCGTGATACGCACCGACTTGTTAGCGTTCCAGACGAACACGCCACCTTCGACGGCCTGGGGCACACCCACGACAGGCGCGGCGCCGTTGATCTGCGTGATGGTGACCGTATCGCCGTCGGCGTCTGCATCGTTGACGAGCGGGAAGATAGTCGCCGACTGGTTGACGGCACACACCGCATAGTCGCCGCGCACCGCAGGCGCGTCGTTGACGGACGTCACATGGATGGCGAACGAGCACCAGCGGATGTCAATGTCGCTACGGGCGGCGTAGGACACCAGCGGGAACGAGCCGTGCCAGTTGACCGCCGGCTTGAATTCGATCGTGCCATCCGCTTCTAGAGTGACATCACCCATCCCGCCTGCGGTCACCGTGGCTCCTGGCAGGAAGATGCCGTCGTTGCCTTCTACTGTGTACAGCAGGACAGTCGAGCCTGCTGCAGCCGCGTTGGCCCCCGAAAACGCGCTGGCTGTCAGCGGCGTGTCTTCCGCCGTCGTGACGATGATGGGCACCAGCACAAAGGAGGTGCCCGTGGCATCGGCCACGGCGTCATGGATGGCAGTGGCAAGGTCGGCCTGTTGGGTGATGTCGCCTGTCACCTGGCCCCACTGCGCCGTAGCCTCGGCCCCGGCGTCAGCCTTGGCCGCCAGAGCGGCGGCAATGTCCTGCTGCTGGGCCAGCTCGCCTTGGATGCGGCCCCAGACGGCACCGCCGCCCGCGCCGACACCGCCGATGGTTGTTGATGGATAGCGAGGCATGTTGTCTCCGTCACAGGCCTGCGGGCTTGGTGCGCAGGCGGTTGGCTTTGGTCTTGCGGGTGGCGCCCAGCTTGGCGGCGATCTTTGCGATGGCGCGCTCAAACAGACCTTCGTGATAGGTAGCCAGGTTCAAATTCGTGTAGGGCTGGTTGGCCTCGGCAAACAGCCGCGCCATGGCACCGTGGTTGATGTCTTCGCTGTGGCGAATCCAGACCGCGTCCTCGATGTCTTCAGCGGCGGGCCCCGGCGCGAACACCATGAGCATCTGAATGTCCAGAGAGGTGGGCGGCTCGGGGATCACGATCGGCAGCGTGGGGTTCTGCCAGGTGAGCACCGGACATTCGTTCGTGGCCCTGGTGACAGCGCGATCGTTGATGCCCACGATGTCGATCTCTTCGTCGTCCAGCAAGGCGTCGATGATGTCCACGACCTGCTGATCGGCGGCCAGCGTGGCCACGGCCATGTCGGCCGTCGTGGTGGTCACCCAGGCGGTCATGCAGCGCGAGCGCGTGCAGAAGTCGATCAGGGCGTAGCGGTAGGCGCTGATCAGTTCCGGCTCCGGGCAGCCTGGGAACTTGCTGGCGATGGCCTCGACGGCGTCTTGAATCTTCATGATGCGGCGGCCACCGGCTCAGGCATGAACGGCAGCACCTTGATATTGGGATTGGTGCCCGTGGCCTGCTGCACTCGGGCGTTTAGGGAGGCCAGGAACATCTGGCCATGCATGGACGCGCGCGCCATCACGGTGGTGTCCTTGCTGTCCTTGAAGAACGAGCGGGCGGCCATGTAGTTCACCAGCTCGTCAATGTTGTCGTCGTGCACGCCGATGACGGTCGTGCTGTTGCCATTGAAGGCGTACTTCTCTTGACCCTTGGCGCCGCCATCTGGGATCGGGTCGGGATCGGCCGTCCATGCCATCTCAACCCACACCTGCCCGATGGCAGGCACACCAGGCGAAACGAAGAACGTGCGCGGGACCAGAGGGTCATACGCATACTGACGCACCACAGAGCCGACCTGCGTGCGCCACATGGGCGCGCTGGCATCCATGCGCTGCCGGTCCATGATCGTGATGGCGCGGCCGGGCGTCATGCCATCGGCGCCCAGATTGCAGTTGAGGCTGAGCAGTTGCTGCCCGCCAACTGGTCCGGTTGGGCTCGCGCCGCTGGGCAGCTTGATACGGTTGGCAGCAATCAGCGTGATGTCCTGCTTGCAGCCGGGCTCCAGCCTGAACGAATCCAGACGGGAGCCCACCTGCGGCAGGAACTTGAAGAGCGCACGCTGGGCATCGTTGAGCCACTGCACCAGCTCGATCTCCGGCCAGCGTGTGAACTGGGGGTCGCTGTCCTGCAGGATCGAACTGACCCGCCAGAGCACATCCTTGACCAGGATCGAACGCATGCCCTCTTACTCCGTGGCTGCGGCTTTGGCAGCATCGGCGACGCGGATCAGCTCGATGACGCGCGTCTTGCCTGAGTTGCCCACGGTCACGCCCTTTTCCTTGGCGATGGCGCGCAGCTCTTCGATCTCCATGGCCTCGTAGGGCTTGGGCTCGACCACCTTGCCGGCATCGGTGCCATCATCGCCACCTGCGCCGCCGACGATGCCGCCTTCAGGCGGGATCTGGGTTGCTTGCTGGGCATTGGCTGCCTGCTGCTGGATGGCCTGCGCTGCGGCTTCCATGATTGGACTCGTGGTCGGGCCCGTGTTGGCACCCGTGCCCAGCACTTCATTGGGCGTCTGGGTCAGCGGTGGAGGCGGTGGAGGTGCAGCGCTCAGGACAGGCGCGGGCGTGCTGGGTCGACTGGCTTGCACGGCTTGAGCAACCTGCGAGAGACCCGCAGCACCACTGTCCGCCGTCGTGCCTGGCACTTCCTTCCACACGTCAGCGTGCTTGAGCAGCAACGTGGCGGCACGTTTGTCCACTAGGTGGGTGTCGCCGTGGCCGATCCAGGCCAGGCCGGTACCAGCGACGTTGTCTTCTTTTCGGTCCTTGCGACCGATATACATGATGAGAGGCATGCTTTCTCCTGAAAGGTGGCGACGGGCCAGCCCGAAGTCCAGCCCGACGCGCTTACTTGGTGCCGCGCGCGATGCCGGACGCGAATGTGCGGATCGACTTGGCGCCGGCCGACTGGCCCACGGCGGCCGTCGTGACGGTGGCGAAGACGATCACGTCCTCGTTGAACTTCATCGCGGGCACGGCCAGGCGCTCGCGTCCGTTCAGCGCTGCGCTCGCGGCCTGCAGGAAGGTGAAGCCAGCACCGAAGGCGCTGTCATTGGCTTGCAGGACGCCGTCGGCAGCCGCGGGGCGGTAGCCGATCTTGATGACCAGGGTCGCGCCCGTGTCCATGTCGTCGTGGTCGAACTGCAGCTCGTCCAGCTCCAGGCCGCCGGGCAGCTTGATCAGGTCGATGGTGTCGCCGACACCTAGAGCGGCAGTGACGGACGTCAGGTCGTTGCCACGGAAGGCGTTGCCGAAGGCCTGCATGTAGGCAGGGCTGCTGGCGCGCACGTTGGTATATGCGGTCATGATGGGATCTCCAGAAAATGGGGTTCGATGCGATGGGCAGGCCCGGCCGAAGCCGGGCTATGCCGCATCAGGCAGCGCGCAGCTTGGCAACGCCGTCGATCACGTAGACGCCGTTGTCAGTGGGCTCGGGATCGCCGTTCTCGTTCTTGAACAGGAAGCGCATCTTGGCTTCGCCGCCCATGAACTCGGACAGGTACTCGAAGCTGCGACCGGCGTTGTAGGCGTTCTCGATGATGTTGGCCTGCACGCTGGAATTGGAAGCACCTTCGCCACGGGCCAGAGCCTGGGCGCCGAGCAGGATGCCGCGCTCGACCTTCCAGCCAGCACCCAGGGCTGGCACTTGCAGGGTCGATTCGTTCGCCGCCTTCTTCAGGCGATCGGCCACGGCCACATACTTCACGTCATCGCCTGGCTTGAACAGGATCGAGTATTCGATCTTGCGCACCAGGATGCCGCGCCAGATGCCGACCTCGCCCATGAAGATGGGGTGATTGCCAGCGAGCTTGGCGCGCTCGAGTGCCAGGGCCTGGAAGTTGCGCAGGTTGTTGCTGGCCGTCAGGTCGGTGATCAGGCTGTTGTAGCTGTCCGGGGGCAGCCACAGCACAGCGCGGATCTGGCTCGAATCGGCCATCTTGTCGCCGTCGACCTTGATCGGCTGGAGCTTGGTTTCCTGGGCGTCCAGCATATTGGCGATGTCATCGAGCACCGACAGCTTCCACACGTCGGTTGTGTCGATGTTGGCGATCTGCGCGCCGCCGCGAACCACGGAACCACCATCGATCACGAGGTGGCGGTTGTAGGTCGGGGCCTGCACCGGGTTGATCATGGCTTCATCGAAGTCAGGATGCGTCGCCAGAGCCAGGTCCCAGCGTTGGCCCGTCTGCGAGCCACGAGCGCCGGCCAGGTGCGTCAGCGTGCGCTGATATACGAAGCGTGGCCAGTAAGCCGCCGACGCGGACAGCGCCAGCTTGCGCAGATCGTGGCGGGTCCGCTGACGCGACATCTTGCCGCCAGCATCGACGTTGAACGTGCCCAGGTCGATCTTCAGGTCCATGGACGAAGACGACATCTTCTTGCCCTGGCCTTCGGCGTTGCGATCGCCCATGATGGGCATGCCGCCGACAACGTCGAAGGCGTCGATCGTGACCTTGTCACCCTTCAAATCGCCCAGGTCCGTCACGCGAACGAAGGGCATCTTGGGGCTGGTCTGTTGCTTGAGCGTTGCTTCAGCGTCCTTCTGCTGGGGAGCCGGGCCCGTGAGCATGTTGAGATCACCGGGCGCGGCAATGTATTGGGCGGTCAGCGCCACCGAAAACTGGGTGAGCGACAGGCTGGAGCCCGATTGCACACTGGTTTGAGACATGATGGGATTCCTTCAAATCAAATGGATTGGTCAGGCCCCACGGTCCAACTGCTCCATCATTTCCTCCGGGGTCATGCTCATGAACTTGTTGAGCATGCTTACCGGGGTCATGTTGGCAACTGAAGCGGAGGCCGGGCGCGCGCCGCCGTTGAGGTCGCTCAACGTGTTGGGCTTGCGCTCTGTGGCTTTGTCGATGACGTCTTGAGCCTTCTTGCCGTGAACGGCTTCGTTGGCCTTGTCATCGGTCTTGTCTTTCGAGGATGTGGACTGCTCTTCCGCGATGTCGAACTCTTCGCGCACACGTCGTGCGGCTTCGGCGAAGCGCTCTTCCATCGGGCGATTGGCCCACTTGGGTGATGCCTTCAAGGCGTTGTCGTGTTGGACGGCCAATGCGAATTTGTCGGCATGAGCAGGGTCGGTCTGCCAGGCCAGCAGATCGGGCACCATGTCGATGGCATCCTGCACAGGGTCGCCGGACGGTTCGCTGGGCTCATCGTTCTGAGCAGCGGGCTTTGTTGCAGCTTGGGTGTCGGTCTTGCCAACACGATCGACTGCGAGCTTGGCAACGCGGGCCAGCTTGGCCAACTGCGGATAGTCGGCTTCGATCTCTGCGATTTCCTCTTCGGTGAGGTTCGCCAAATCGTCGCCTTCTGCCTTGTCAGGGGCTTTGCCAGACCTCACGGCCTCCAACTCGGCGCGAGCTGCAGCAGCCTCACGTTCCGCTGCCTCGGCACGCGAACGGTGGGCCGAAGCCTCGTTGCGCGCCTTGGCCAAAGCGGAATAGGGCAGCACATGCTTGCCGTCCTTGCTGGACACGCCCGCCGGCTTACCTGTGCTGGCACCTTCTGCAGGTGCATCAGCTTGGCCCTGGCCAGCGCCATCAGCCCCATTGCCAGCAGCGGCGCCACCGGCCCCAGCACCTGCGTCAGCGGCGCCAGTGCCTGCGTTGGCCGAAGCGCCGCTACCCTCGCCGTCGCCTTCACCACCATTGTTAGCGGTGGTGTCTTCTTCAAGCTCGCCGTCTGCCCTGCGTTGGGCGCGGTCGATGGCATCAGGGTCGAATGGGTCAAATTCCAAAGTCATCACTTTCCTCGATCTCAGTTCTCGGATGAGTCCGAATGCCCTGCTACGTCACCGGCTTCGGGCGAAGGCCGGGACAGACATCGCGTCGGTACTGCACTGCCCGGTGCGACGGCCGGGCAGCGAGGGTCAGCCCATGGCATCCGCCAAGGACTGGTGAATCAGTTGTTCATCGAGCACGGCCTGTTGCTGCTGGGCCTGCCCGGCTTGGATGCGCTGGCCGATCTCGTCGGCCTTCGCGTTGTTGAGACGCGCGATGCTCATGTCGTGCTCGGCCGCAGCGTTCTTCTCGGCGGCGTCTGCCTGGGCTGCTTGCTGCTGGGCAGCCTGTTGCTGCTGCTCGATCTGCTGCTGCGCCTGCTGGTCGCCTGGCTGCGGCAGGCCCGACATCTTGCGAAGCGTCGATGCCACTTCGTGGCGGTCTTCCAGATCGGTGGCTTCGATGAAGCTCGGCGTGAGCACCTGCACGGCAGCCGGGTTTGCAGCAAGGGCGCCGATGATGTTGGCAATCTGCTGCTGTTGCTGCATCTTGAAGGCCGGCGTGCTCGGCACCTCGGACAGCCCCACCTTGACCGGTGCATCCTTCACCGTGTTCATCGGCATGCCGGTCTCAGGATCGGTCGTGTTCAGAACGATGGTGCGCTTGGACGAGCCTGAGCCGATCACCACACGCATCTCTTCGTCCGCGTGGTCCTCGACAATCAGGTCCAGGATGCGTTCGTGCACCAGGCGGCGCGCCAACGTGTAGTTGTCGTTGAGCTCGCCCATGCTGGCCTGGCCGGCCTCGATCAGCGAGTTGATGGCCAGACCCGAAGTCACGCCCGTGGGCGCATTGCCAAGTTGGGTGGAATAGACGCCTGCAGAGTCTTGAATGCTCTGCTTGGCGTCGTTCATGACCTCGAACTGCTCCTTCTGCATGCTCAGGTCATTGCCAACCTTGAACCCGGTCGCATTGCGTCGGCCTGGGTTGAGCACCGTGACCATGTCCGGCCGCATGGCGGTGTCGGCAAGGTCATCGATCGTGTTGTAGTCGGTATCCAGCGCGTCGGAGTCCACCGTGATCTGGCGAGCCTTGAGCATCCACTGGATGCGCAGGCGCCGCTCGTTGAACTCGTCTTGCGGCGCGATCATGCCGTCAATGAGGCCGTATGGCCGGCGGTCCTCGTCGTCGCGGAAGGCGAAGAACGGCACATAGGGGAAGTGGCGCATCTGTGTGCCGACATCCAACAGGCGATGCGGTCCAGCGAACAGGGCCATGCGCACCTGGCGGCTGATGCCCTTCTCTACCTTCACTAGATTGCGGGACACGGCCGCGATGTGAAGCGGGTTCTTCTTGTTGTACGGCACGCGACGCGTGGGCGACAGGCGCAAGACCACGACCTCGACGGGCACGCGGTACCAGACTTCGTACAGCTTGATGCGCTTGCGCGAGGTGTCCAGCCACTCGTCGCGGCTGACCCTGAACGAACGCTCATTGCGGTAGCTGCTGACAAGGCTGCTCGACACTTCGGCGTCGGCCAGCATCAGCGGTTCCCAGCCCCGGACGGCGTAGGTCAGCACATCCTTGAACTTTGGCAGAGACGCAATGGCCTCATCGAGATCCGTCCAGCGCTGGCGCACCAGCCAGCGGGCGTCACGCAGTGCCACGTCCTTGGCGCGCCAGTCGTACCAAATCTCGTTGCGGTGCACGTCCGTGACGCGATACGGGTACTCGAGAGGGTCCGCGACACGGGACACCTCGACCCATCCAAGACCCGCTTTCACTTGCGAGCCGTAGCCGTTCGAGATGGCCAGATCGGCGTATGTCTCGCGCGTGGCCTCTTTCATCTTCAGCGACATCACCGACGACACGTCGGCGAACATGTCGTCGTCGGCCACGACCTTCACGTCTGTGCGTGACTTGGCCTCTTGACCCAGTACGCCGTTGATCACCGGCCTGATCAGGTTGATGTTGCGCGGCTCCAGGCCCTCTACGCGGGCGCGGTGCCGCTGCTCAGGGGACAACTGCTTGTCGTCGTAGTAGGCGCAGCACAGATCGGCGCGCGGGCGCCAGTCGGGCTGCGCGATGCAGTCTTGCACCAAGTCCTCAAGAGCCTGGATCGGGTAGCCGTTGACCGCATGGTCGCGGTCAGGCTTGGGTTGCGCCAAGCCTGGAGGTGCGAGAGGACGTGCCTGATCAATCATGCAGTCGATATTGCGGTGACCTCTTGAATAGAAGTGCACGCATCAATCGCGGGCCGGCAAGCCTCGCTTTTCACGGAAAGCAGCAGCAGATCCGCTGTTCAACGCAGACGGCACGCCCTCGGCAAATGTCATGGCCACGGCATCACCCTTGTCTGGCGAACGGCCCAGCACTTCGCGGATCTCGTCCTTGTCGCGGATCTGGATGGCCGCGTCCTCGCCCATGGTCACGACCTTGTAGCGAACGGCGCACAGATCGCCCAGCAACTCGGAGTCGTCAGGCAGGATGATCGGGTTGTCGCCCGTGGGGTCGAGCGCTTCGCGCAGGCGCCAATACATCTCGGCCCGCACGTTCTTGAACCGCAGGTTGCCGGTCTTGTCCATCGCCTTTGACTTCTCCGAGCCGATCACGGCGTGCACACGCAGGTTCAGGCCCTTGATGAAGTCCAGCGCGGCCGTGCCCACGCCGATGCCGTCGATGGCGATTGGCGCACCGTTGCGCAAGAGCGGCGTGATGAACGCCGCGGCCTTCGGTCCATCGTTTGTGACGATGCCGGGCGCCGTGACCATCTTGTCGAACCAGCGATCGTGACGGCGTGCGGCCGTCGAGTTGTCG